GTGTACCGCGCCGGCGCCTACACTACGCCGCCCTCGACGCTCACGGGCAACGCGCAGTCGGCCACGACCGGCAGCGGGATCAACGCGACCTTCGACCTCACCTTCACGGCTTCGGGCGACTGGACGATCCTCACGCGCGAAAGCGAAGTGGACACGGTGGACTCGATCGCCTCGGGTGGCTCGGGCTACTCGGTGAACGACACGCTCACGCTGGTCGGCGGCGTGCTCGCGCCCGGCGGGTCGGCGGCGACCTTCAACGTGGACACGCTCTCGGGCTCGGCCGTGGCCACGGTGTCGATCGTCACGCGCGGCGACTACGAGGTCTTCCCCTCGGATCCGGTGCTCACCACGGTGAGCCCGAGCGGCGGGACCGGGTGCTCGCTCAACCTCACGCCGCGGAACACGACCGGCGACACGCGGCTCGTGCTCCAGGGCGACGCCGGATCGGCGACGGATCCGCTCGTCGGGATCGTGACCTACACCGACGCGAACGGCGACGAGACCGGGACGCACGACACGTTCAACTGGGCGCTCTTCGGCATGACCTCGTGGAGCGGCTCGCTCGCGCTCCACGACCAGGCCAACGTGTCCGACGGCTTCAACACGTCGCTCGGCGACGGGTCGCTCACCGCGAGCTCGACGGGCGACGGCGCCTTCGTCCCGTTGAAGGACAACGCCGGCTCGCCGGCCTTCGACATGGAGTGCATCGTCCGACATGACGGCCGGCACTTCACCTTCGTCGCGCAGGTGCAGACCGCGACCACCGTGTACGAATCGGAGTGCTCCGCCGGGCTCTTGAACCAGCTCGGCGTCTCGTCCGAGTTCCCGTATCCCGCCTACGTGTTGGGCGCGAGCGATCGGCGCTCGGTGTGGTATGGCGATTCGCTCTCGCTCTTCTCCGGTCTCTCGACCGTGGTCGAGCGAAGCAACGGGCCGCTCTTCGTGTGGGCGCCGGAGGGCGTGTGGCTCGACGGGAAGAACTACCTCTCGGGCGGGAACCAGTCGCTCACGCGCAGCGCCGCCGGCAACGATGCGCCGCGCGTCAACGTGTGGCCCGTCGGGATCGCGAACCAGCAAAGCGACAGCGACGAGCGGATCTGGTCCACGATCGTCGGCTTCGATAACTCAGACATTCCGCTCACGACCGGCGCGGTGCAGATTTTCAGGACACCCGACACCGGCGGCGACTTGTTCCCACTCTTCCCCGTCACGATCGAGCAGAGCGACTCGGCGTCCTACTTCCGCGCCTTCGGGCAACTGCCCGGCGTCTACTGGTTCTCGATCCCGAGCACCGAGACGATCGCGAGCCGCGACCGGCACGAGCCCGGCGCGCTGCGCTACACCATCCTGCAGAGCGGCACGCTGATCCAGCCCTACGACTTCCACGCGCTCCTCGAGGAGTGAGGCCATGACCTACGAAAACGGCACCGCCATCGACCTCGAGGACCTGCTCGCGAAGCTGGACACGTTCGCCACCACCACGCACGGCGGGTGGTCGGGCTACACCACGAACCCGAACACCACCAACGGCTGGTTCGAGCTCCACAAGGGCTCGCTCTCCGCGTCCTTCAAGTACCCGACGAGCTCGCCGCTCCACCTGAGCGTCCACCAGGCGACCGCCTTCGTGAACGACAGCACCGCGCCGGGGAAGCATACGAACGACAGCGGCAACGGCTACAACACGACCGACACCGGGCACACCAACGCGAACCTGCTCGGCGAGCGGTGCGTCCAGGACATCGGCGACGGCCCGTTCCCGTCCTACCACTTCTTCGCGGACGACACGACCGTGGACTACATCCACGTCGCGACGCTCACGGCCGGCGGGTTCTACCGCCACTTCGGCTTCGGCAACCTGGAGAAGTTCGGCGACAACTGGACCGGTGGCGAGTACGCCTACGGGCACCTCCAGGACACGGGGACGAACGTGAACGCGCTCGACACCGACAGCCACACGCTCCTCGACGCGGTGTGCAGCACGGGCGAGAAGCAGCACTGCGCGACGCTCCACATCGGGCAGAGCTCGGGGCTCCTCAACTGCGGGACCGCGCGGTGGGGAGCGGTCGCGAACGACTCCAGCCCGAACACCGACACCGCCGGTCTTCCTCGCCGGCAGATTCACGGCGGCTACCGCGGCGGCATGGCGGCGCGCGGCTTCGGCAACCCGATCGGCAACCTCTCGAGCGGACTGATCCCGCTCGTTCCGATCCCGGTCTTCTACCGCGACCCGAGCAACCCGCGCGTGCAGTACCTCGGGCGGATGCCCGACGTGCGCTTCCTGAACATCAAGAACTTCGAGCCCGAGCAGGAGATCACGATCGGGAGCGACGTGTGGGTCGTCTTCCCGCACTCGCTCAAGACGCAGTCGCTCATCGTGAACCACTCGCAGAACCTCGGAATCGCGTACCGGAAGGTCGTGTAGGGGAGCGGGTGCCCGGTGACCACCTTCGCGCAAGGGGCCTCGAGCCCGGCCGGAACCGAGGCGATCTACGCCACCGACCCGCAAGGGGCGATCGGCGTCCTGCCGGCGACGAACGCCTACCAGGGCTACACCGCCGCGCCTGATCCGGTCGGTTCGGGCGTGCTCGTGGACACGGGCCTCAACGCGAGTACCTACCCCGGCTCGGTCTTCACCGCCGCGGCTTCGGAGGAAGTGGACATCACGAGCGGCCTCGACTTCTTCGAGGACTTCCACGTGGTCCCGCGCGTGTTCGAGCTCGGGCAGCTCCTCTCGGCGCAGTCGCTCCCGATCGAGGTCTTCAACGCGCACCGCGCCCTGCCGGCGCGCGAATGGACGAGCCTCACGAACAACGCCGGGACCGGCGTGTCGCTCGGCGGGCAGCCCGCGCTGCCGGTGGACGTGGACCCGCTCTACTCGGTGCAGATGACGCTCGACGTGGCGATCGCCGGCGATCCCGTCGTGGTCGGCGACCTCACGTTCGTGTTCTCGGGCGTCGGGACGATCGTGGTCCCGATCACGCTGCAACGGATCGTGCTCTTCGGCGTGCGGCCCGAGCTCCCTTTCTCCGAGCTCCTGCGCTTCCTGACCGACGTGCGGACCTCGAAGGACGGGAGCGAGAAGCGGCAGCGCGTCCGGTCCTTCCCGCGCCAGGCGTGGCAGCACCGGTTCCTGCTCGAAGAGGGCGCCGAGGCGCAGCGGATCGAGCTCGCCATGGTCGAGTACCAGAGCCGCACGTGGGGCCTTCCCGTGTGGGACGAGGACAGCGCGCTCACCGTGGCCGCCGCCGCCGGCGCCACGACCATCACGGTCAACGCGACGGCCTGGCGCGACTTCCGCGAGGGCGGCTTCGTGGTGATCTTCACCGACGCCGAGACCTTCGACGTGCTGGAGATCGACACGGGCGGGATCACGGCCACGACGCTCACCTTCACGAGCCCGACGGTGAACGCCTACGCGATCGGGACCGAGGTCTTCCCCATGGCCACCTGCCGGCTCGAGGAGAGCCTCACCGGCGGACGCTACCCCGTCAACCTGCGGACCCGCTCGATCGAGTTCACGAGCATCGAGAACGTGGTGGACCTGGCCGACCTCTCGGCCTTCAACTCGTTCAACGGTCGCCTGTTCCTCGACAACGGGAACAGCGCCCTGTCGGCGACCGTCGGCTTCGGTTCGCGGCAGCGCTTCGTGGTGCTCGACGGCGAGACGGGCGAGCCCTACCTCGATCGGCTGGAGGACCGCGCCAAGCCGGACCTGCAGGTGACGCTCCGGGCCTTCGGTCGGCAGGCGAAGTGGGAGCTCCGGCAGCTCATCCACGCGATCGGTGGGCGCCACGTCTCGTGGTACGTGCCGACCGAGGCCGAGGATCTCGAGCTCGCCGCCGACGTGGTGAATGCGACGAGCACGATCGACGTCGTGGCGCGCGGCTACGCGCAGTTCGTCCGGCACCGGAAGCCCTACAACGCGATCCGGCTCGTGCTCACCGACGGCACGACGGTCGAGCGACTCGTGACCGATTCGACGAGCGTGAGCACCACGGTCGATCGGCTCACGGTCTCGACGCCGTGGGCCGCGGGCTACGCGGTGGCCGACGTGGCTCGGATCGACTTCGTGCTGCGCGTGCGCTTCGACACGGACGACCTCAAGCTGCGGCACGTGACCGGGGACCGCGCCTACCTCGTGGCGCCCGTTGTGGGGGTGTTCGACTGATGTCGTTCGACGCCTTCGAGACCAGCATCGACAGCGGCAAGCCGGTCGAGGTCTACACCGTGGTCGCGGGCCTCAACACCTACCGCTGGACGAGCGCGCAGGACTCGCAGACCGTGAGCGCGAGCACCTACACGCCGGAGCCCGGCCTCAAGCGCGGCAAGGTCGTCAACGACCCGACGAACCGCGAGCAGGATTTCCAGTTCGAGGTCCCGACCGAGAACGCGCTCGCCCAGCTCTTCGTGGGGAACCAACCGGGCATCCGAATCCGCGTCACCGTGGACAAGTTCCACCGGGACGACACGCCGACGCCGGAGCTCCGCGAGGTCTTCGACGGCTACGTGCAGAGCGCCAGCTTCAAGGACAGCGGGAAACGGTGCGTTTTCACGGCGCGCGAGACGCTCGCGAGCGTCAAGCGCCAGGTGCCTCGGCGCGTCTACTCCTCGGCGTGCAACCACGTCCTGTACGACGTGGACACCTGCCAGGTGGACGACACGGATCCGACCTTCCGCGCCGCGGCGCTCACGGTCGCGAGCGTGGCCGACACGGTGCTCACGATCTCGAGCGGCCTCTCGGGCACCTACGTGGACGGGTGGTTCAACGCCGGCTTCGTCGAGGCCGTTGGCGCGTCCGACTTCCGGCTCATCGTCGAGCACGTCGGCAACATCGTGACCGTGCTGACGCCCTTCGCGACCGACCCCGCGCTCGTGAACGTGTTCGCCGGGTGCGGTCACCGGATCGTGGACTGCAAAAACGACTTCGACAACGTGGACCGCTTCGGCGGCTTCGCGTTCGTCCCGTACCGCAACCCCTACTCCTCGGGCATCCTGTGAAGCTCTCGAAGTGGCAACGCGCCCAGCTTCGTTGGGCTCACGATCCGGTCGCGCGCGATCGCGGCGGGTGGTGGATCACGCTGATCATCTACGCGGTGCTCTTCGTGGTCGCCGAGCTCCTGCGCCCGAAGCCGGAGATCGAGAACGCGAAGCCGTCGGGGCTCGGCGACTTCCGGTTCCCGACCGCGACCGAGGGCCGCTACATCCCGCTCACGTGGGGCCGCGTTCGGATCGAAGGGCAGAACGTGATCTGGTACGGCGACCTCCGGCAAGAGGCGATCAAGCAAACCGTGAAGACGGGCCTGTTCTCGTCGCAACGGGTGACGGTCGGCTACCGCTACTTCCTCGGCGTGCAACACGCCTGCTGCCTCGGGCCGGTGGACGAGTGGACCGGCCTGTGGATCGGGGACGACGAGATCACCGGCGTCAACGTGACGAGCGACGGCGGCACCTTCGCGATCAACGAGCCGAACCTCTTCGGCGGCGAGGACGAAGGCCAGGGCGGCGTGGTCGGGACGTTCCAGTTCTTCAAGGGCACGAACGCGCAGGCGGTGAGCGGCTACCTCTCGGCCGGCCAGGCGACGGGCGTGGCGCTCTCCAGCGGTGGCAGCGGCTACGCCGAGGGCGACATCCTCACCGTGTCCGGCGGGCTCCCGCTGATCGGCGGCTCGATCATGTTCCGCGCGTCGGCGGTGGACATGAGCGGCACGATCACCTCGATCCAGCAGCTCACGTTCCCGCGCTACCTCACGGCTCCGAGCTCGCCGGCGGCCACGACGGTCGCGCCGGCTGGCGGGACCGGGTGCACGGTCACGATCACGCTCGGCGCGGCGTTCCAGTCCGAGCAGGGCGACACGCCCGCGTACCACGACCTCTGCTACTTCGCGCCCTACGACGACGCCACGTACCTCGGCACGTCCTCGTCGATCAAGCCGTGGAAGTTCGAGATCGGGCGCTACCCGAACGGCCTGAGCCTCACCGGCGGGAAGGAGCGCGTGGACTTCGGCGCGAACCCGGCGTGCGTGCTCTACGAGATCCTGACGAACGCCGACTGGGGCTACGGGATCGACCCGGCCGACATCGACGCGACGCAGTTCGCGACGATCGCCTCGGACCTCTACGACGAGGGCAACGGGTTCTCGTTCCTGCTCGATCGGCCCGAAGACCTGGACGACCTGCTCCACCGCGTCGAGGAGCAGATCGACGGGCTCGTGCGCCGCAACCGCTCGACGAAGAAGTACGAGCTCAAGCTGATCCGGGACGACTACGACATCAACACGGTCCCGGAGCTCGACGGCTCGAACGTGCTCTCGATCGAGACCTTCACGCGCTCCAGCTACGACGGCACGACGAACCAAGTGCGGGTCCCGTTCGCCGACTCGGGGGACCAATACAAAGAGACCTACGGCTTCGCGCAGGACATGGCCAACGTGCGGATCGTGGGCTACAACACGACCGCGCAGCTCAACTTCCCGGGCGTGAAGACGGCCGCGCTCGCGAACGCGATCGCGTGGCGGAAGCTCCGCACGCTGGCGATCCCGCTCGCGCAGGCGACGCTCCTGTGCGACCGCTCGGTGTACGCGCTCCAGCCCGGCGACCCCTTCGGCCTCACCGATGCCGACCTCGGCTTCGACCGCTTGCCGATGCGCGTGAAGCGCATCACCGACGGCGACCTCGTGGACGGCACGATCCGAATCGAAGCGGTCCAGGACGTGTTCAAGAGCGCGGCCGGCGTCTTCCAACCGAACCCCTCGAGCGGGTGGACTCCGCCGGGCAACTCGCTCATCCCGTTCCCCGCGCCGTTCCAGGTGGTGTTCGAGTCGCCGCGGATGTTCAACTACCGCGACGATCCGAGCGCGCCCTACGTGAACCGCCTGTTCGCCGCGGCGCGCCACATCGGGCCGGAGACGCGCTTCGACATCCGGGAGCGCAACGCGGTCGGCACGCCGTCCGGCGCCTACTCCACCGCCGGCACGGTGGTCGGGTTCCAGCTCATCGGGTTGCTCGACGCGGCGCTCGGTCTCACGACCACCGCGAGCGCTACGATCACGCTCCAGCCGATGCCCGACACGCAGGCGGCGCTCGAGACCGCGATCGAGGACACGACCGACCTCGTGTCGCTCGGCGTGAACCTCACCAACCTGCTCTACGTCGTGGACTCCAACGGCAACGGGGAGTTCATGCTGGCGAGCGTCGCGAGCAACTCGGGGCCGAACGTCCAGATCACGGTCTACCGCGGGATCGGCGACAGCGTGCAGCGCACGCACGCCCAGTACGCCTTCGTCTACCTGCTCTCGGCCGGCGGCGGGTTGTCCGACTCCGCGATCCTCTCGGGCAACAACGTGGACGTGAAGCTGATCCCGCGCAGCGCGAAAGGCGAGCTCGACGAGGCCGACGCGATCACGGTGCAGCTCACGATCGCAGACCGCTCGCGGCTCCCCTACCCGCCGAGCTCGTTCCAGCTCAACAACGTCACGCTCGACACCACGAACGTGGACCTCGACGGCTCGGGCTCCGGCGAGGACGTGGGCGTGCTCGTGGACGACATCCTGCGCCGCGACTTCCGCGCGCTCGACGAGATCGGCGAGCTCGGCCAGGACGCGGCCACGATCCACGCCGACTTCCCGACGGCGAACAACACGACCACCGAGGTCGAGGTCCGCGACGGCGCCACGGTGGTCCACCTGGAGACCGGGATCTCCGGCACGAGCACGACCGCGAGGCTCTTCGACATCCTCCAGGGCCTCGACACGACGAGCCTCCCGAGCTCGCTCACCTTCGCGACCTTCGCGCGCCACGACTTCGAGGGCTCGAGCTACCGCTCGTTCTACGGGCTCGAGGTCACGGCGACCGTCACCGACGCGCGGATCGGCAAGTTCGCCTTCGGCGCGCGCGACACCAACATCGCGAGCGCAGCCTTCACGGTGGTCGCCGACACGGTGGACCACGTGTTCAACCTCTCGGCGGCCTTCACCGCCGGCGACGTGGAGTACCGGATCAACGGCGGAAGCTGGACCACGCTGATCACCGCCGGCGGCACCGGACCCGGCACCATCCCGAACGCCTCGCTCACGAACGGCGACACGATCGAAGTGCGCCACACGTCGAGCGACTCCAACGCGCAGCACCTTCTCGACATGACGGTCTCGGGCACGATCGAAGCCTACGCCGTCCTCTACACCTAGCACCCCGCCGAACCATGCCGCAGGAATTGGAACCGTCGCACGCGCAGATCATGGATCGCCTCGCCCGCGTCGAGGAGCGCTTCACCGTCGCGATCGAGGGGCTCACGAAAGAGCTCCAGGCGCACTCGCAGGACCGCGATCGGATCCACCGTTTCCTCTACGGCGACCACGCCGGCCCCGGACTCGCCGAGCTCGTGCGCCAGCACGAACGGTGGATCGGGACGCAGCGGCGGCTCTTCATGGTCCTCACGCCGGCGGTCTTCCTCGGCGTCGCGGCGGTCGTGTGGCAGGCCGTCATGCTGGCGCTGCAGAACCACGCCTCGTAGGAGCAGGACGGGGGGCGCTTG